AGAATTTAGCGAAAGTGGTCGTAATTACTTTCATACGCTTTGCCAATCATCACCAAAATATACATTTAAGCAAGCCGAGCGTGATTATAACATTGCTTTGACACGAAGCCAAACAGGTGTTTCTATTGCATCAGTTTATTATATTTTTAAGCAGGCAGGAATTCAAACAACATCGGAACGAACCGAGAAAATTAAATCAATTGTAAAGTTAGCCGATAACCCAAAAGAAGCACTTGAAAAATTAAATATTCCTTTGAGTGATGCCGAGCCGTTTATTGTCAAAAATGAGCAACGTGGCGAGCCGACTGAAATAGACCAAATTGTTGAATTAATAAAATTAAATAGTGTTAAATTTAACGAAATCACACGTAACTTTGAATTTAATGGGGAGGAAATGACAGACCGTGTGCTTGCAAATTTTTACACAAAGGTGTGGCAAAAGATTGATGATGGTATAAGCAAGGATAAGATATTTACTTTGATACAAAATAGGGATAATTCAATAAGCTATAACCCCATCCGTGATTGGTTTGAACGTAATAGTCATTTGCAAACTGATAATGAATTTGAGAAGTTAAAAAGGTGCTTTAAGATTGAGCAGTTAATCTATGAAAATGATGGCGTGTACAATTTTGACCAATACCTTGATATTTATCTAAAAAAGTGGTTGCTTGGTTTGATTGGGTCTGCTTATGGAACTTACTCATTGATGATTTTGGTTATTGCCGGTGAACAGGGAATTAAGAAAACTGAATTTTTTAGAAATCTATTGCCAAAGAAACTTCGAAAGTTTTATGCAGAAAGCAATTTAGATGAGGGCAAAGACAGTGAAATTTTAATGACAAAGAAATGGCTAATTGTTGATGATGAGTTTGGTGGCAAGTCAAAAAAGGATGCTACTAAATTGAAAAGATTAAGCAGTCAGCAAACATTTTCCATCCGTATGCCATACGGAAGAGTTTCGGAAGACTTGTTGAGGTTGGCAGTATTGGGTGGAACATCAAATGATGCCGAGGTGATTAATGACCCGACAGGTAACAGGCGTATTATACCCATAAATTTGATTAGCTTTGATTTTGATGCGTATTTGGCCATTGATAAGGATAAACTATTTATTGAACTGTATAACGAATGGAAAGCGGATAAAGAGGGTTGGTTTTTAACGAAAATACAGATTGAATACTTGAACAAAGCAAACGAAAAGAATATTGAAGTAATGGGAGAGGTTGAGGTTATTAATAAGTATTTGACTCCAGACCCTATATCAAAAATGACCAATACAGACATTGTGCTTGAAATCCAAAAATTGCACCCAAGTTTCAAAACAAACTCCAAACGAATGGGGCAGGCATTAAAAAAATGTGGGTATGAACAGCATATTTTGAGAAGCGGAAATAAAATAATTAGGGCGTATGAAGTAAAAATCAAAGGAAGTGTAACAAGTTACTTTATTGATATTCAAGATGATATATTGTAAATGTTACACGTTACGTGTTTACACATCGTTTTTGAAATGTTATAGCAATAAAAATATGTGTGCGTGTGTGCGTGTGTGTGTATGATATGTAGTAAATTATGTGTAATAATGTGTAACATCTGTAACAAATCAATAGCAGTCAATGTTACGCATGAAAAAATTAAGTGAAACAAATGTAACAAGTGTAACAATGTTAAGAGAATACCAAAAAAAAGCAATTGCGTTAATTGAGAGCAACCAAAACAAGAACGTTGCACTCCAAATGCCAACAGGAAGTGGCAAGACCTACACATTTTGCGAGGTTGCTAAAAGGCACTACGCTGAAAACATCACAAGCGTGCTTATTTTAGTGCATAGGCAAGAACTACTACAACAAGCTAAAGAAAGTTTGGGAGAGCGTTGTTTTTTAATTGAGGCAGGTATCAAGTCAATACCCGGTGACTATGCTTATTATGTGGGAATGGTTGAAACGGTAAACAGGCGGTTGAAATTAATGCCTAAATTTGGTTTGGTCATTATTGATGAGTGCCACATCGGTAATTTTAAAAAGATGCCATTCTTTGAGCAAGAACATTGCAAAGTATTAGGTGTTACTGCGACTCCCATTGCTGAACATCCATTGGCTAACTATTACGCTGAATTATTGCAACCTGTGACCATTACTGATTTGATTGATGATAATTACCTATTGAATTGTGATGCCTATGGTTTTGCAAGTGATTTGGTTGGTGCGCAAAAATTTAAGGTCAAGGGCGGTGATTTTGATGAAGCGCAAATGGAGGAGTTTTATTCAAGCGAAAAAATGGTTGCAAATGTGATTGAAAGTTATTGGAAATTATCGGCAGGCAAAAAAACGCTGATATTTAACGTTAATCTAAAGCACAATGATGCCGTTTACTACGCCTTACTTTCGGAAGGATTGAACGTGTATAAGTTAACAGGCGAAACAGAAAAAAAAGAACGTGCCGAGATATTGCAGAAATTTAAATTGGAACGTGATGCCATCATCTGCAATGTAGGTGTGTTGACCGCTGGATTTGATGAGCCAAGTATTGAAACGGTAATACTTAACAGAGCCACCAAGTCATTGTCATTATACTTGCAAATGATTGGCCGAGGTTCACGGTTGCACACCGATAAGGATAAATTTACCGTGATTGATTTAGGCAAGAACACCATAAGACATGGACAATACACCGACTATTTTGATTGGCAAACATATTTTAGAAAAGGCACTAAAAAAGAAAATTCAAGTGCAGGAATGTCACCTGTTAAAGAGTGTCCAAATTGCGGCCATTTGCAACACACAAGGAAAGTGCAATGTGAGAATTGCGGACACGATTTTGAGCAAGAAAGAAAAGCACAAGAAGCACAAGAAAAGATACAACAACTTGTTAAATTAACAAGAGAAAAACCAATGAATATACCAACAGAACACCTATTCCAATTAGCCGATGAGCGCAGTTGGAAACCTTACGCAGTATTGCACAGAATTTGCGACCATATCATTGAATATGAATTCAAACATTTTCCTATCACTAACCACGAACATTCAGTTAAGATGGCGGGGGAACAGTTGTCTATTTGGTGCAAGAAGTACAAGAAACAAAATAATAAATGGCATCAAGATTTTATTGTAAATTTGCTAAATGAAAAACGAAAAAAAGTTATCGGAGGATAAAATACAAAGTGATTGCTACGTTTGGTTTCATAACACTTACCCGCAATTAAGAGGGTTATTGTGTTATAACCTCAACAATAGCAAAAACCGAATTGATGGCGCAAGAAACAAAGCAAAGGGATTGGTGGCAGGTAGAAGTGATATGGTGCTTTACTACCAATCAAAAGCATACATGATTGAGTTTAAAACACAGGATGGAACACAAAGCATTGGGCAACGTGAATGGGAGTTGCTAATTTGCAATCAAGGTTTTGAATATCACATCATCCGTTCGCTTGCCGAGTTTCAAACACTGATATTTGCAATTCTAAAATAATTTGTATCTTTGTGGAGTGAAAGTTTTATGGCACAGTGAGTTAAATTGCGATAAATATGGCAATAGGTAAAAAAACAGGTGGCGGTAGTCGAAAGGGCAGCCCCAACAAACTGACCAAATCGGTTAAAGAAGCATTTGAGATTGCATTCAATGAATTGCAAGGTGATAAGAATGCGAACCTTGCAACATGGGCAAAGGAAAACACAACGGAGTTTTACAAGTTGGCAGCGAAGTTGATACCGACATCGGTTAACGCTGATTTGACCACACAAGGCGAGAAGTTACGCTTGTGGAAAGTTGAATTTATAGAAAATGAAAATAAATAACTGCTACCGCCCCGCACTTTTAAGCCAACATAGATACTTGGTGTTGAAAGGCGGGGCGGGCTGATTGGCTCAGGCAAATCAATCGCAGCCATTCAAAAGATAATACTGCGAACAACAACCGAGCGCAATCACAGGATATTGTGCATTCGTAAAGTAGCGACCACGATACGTAATTCAATATATCAGTTATTGATTGATAAGCTACTTGAATACGATATTTATTCGGAGTTTACTATCAACAAGTCAGAAATGCGCTTTACTCATACACCAACAGGCAATGAGATACTATGTGCAGGAATGGATGATGCCGAGAAAATCAAATCTATTGCGGGTATCACATCGGTATGGTGTGAGGAAGCAACCGAACTTGATGAATTGGACTTTAACCAATTAGAATTAAGGGTAAGGGGCGAAACAAGTAATTACAAACAATTCATCATTACATTTAACCCGATATCGGAGCAACATTGGTTAAAGCGCAGGTTTTTTGATGCTCCCGATGATGATACCTATGTGTTGCATACCACGTACAAGGACAATGCTTTTCTTGATGCTGATTACATCAAGCACTTAACAGAGCGAGTGAAAGCGAACCCGAACTTGCATAAAGTTTATGTGCTTGGCGAGTGGGGCAAAGTTGATTTCGGTGGCGAATTTCTTAAAAGTTGGTCAACTGTCAATCATACCGGCATTGTTACCTACGACCCAACACTTGCCGTTTGGTTATCATTCGATGAAAACGTTAACCCATACTTCCCTTGTGGAGTGTTCCAAGTGAGTGATGACAATGAGATACGAATGATTGACTGCATTGCGTTAAAAAACCCCGATAACACGGTCAAAGCAATGGGCAGGGCAATACTGCAACGGTTAAGGCATTGGAAGCATAACGGCCATGTTTATGTTTGTGGGGATAGCACCAGCCAAAAGGATGACGTTAAGCAAGAAAAGGGCTTTGATTTGTTCCGCTTATTAATTAACGAACTTGATGAGGTTAAACCAATAAGGCGCGTGGCTAAATCAAACCCTAATGT